ATGGGCGCCGCCATTGTGCCCGTCACTCAGCCCGGTCAGGTGATCCTCCTGGACTACACGATGCAGGAGGCCGGCATCATCAACGCTGCCGGCTCCCTGGTTCTGCAGGGTGACAAGAAAATCATGCTCGCCGCCAAAGGCTTGGCCTGGGTCCCAACGATGACGACGACCATTCTTGCTGACGGCCTGACGTGGACGATCATCAACATCAAGACGACCAATCCGGCGGGCACACCGCTGCTTTACGAGCTGCACGGGAGGCGCTAATGAGTTTTGCAGACGACATCAAGCGTTTCGCCGCCAAGACCTCTAAGGCGCATGACGAAATCACTCGAGGCACGACCATCGCGCTGTTCAATGCCGTCATCATGGATACGCCTGTGGATGAAGGGCGTCTGCGTGGTGATTGGCAGACCACCGTCGGCCAGCCTGCGAATGATGAGAACGGACGGGTTGATACGGCCGGCACGGCGGCAATGGCTGAGGTGGTCGCCAATACGCCACCTGGAGCCGGGCAAGAGACCCTGCTGACCAACAACATGCCCTACTGCCTGAAGATCGAAAACGGATCGTCCAATAAGGCGCCTCAGGGCATGGTCCACCGTAATGTGGAGCGCTTCCAAAAGTTGGTAGATGAGCAGGTCGGGAAGAGCCGCGTATGAGCGAGATAAGAATCAACGGGGCTCTGGTCGCAGCCTATCTGGCAAGCGGTCTTTACCCTGCAGCTAGGACGGCATTGGAAGGCAGGACCTTCACGCCTGTCACTGGCCAACCCTGGGCCCGCCTTACCGACATGCCCACCGGTCGAGAGCCGGCCGCATTCGGCGGCGTAAACCCGGTCGAACGCACCGGTTACCTGCAGATCGATATCTACCACCCGAACAACACCGGTACCGGTCCGATCCTGGCCGATGTCGATAAGGCGCTCAACTTCTACACGCCGGGCCTCGGTCTCGAATACCAGGGCCAGCGAGTGCACATCCGCAAGGCTGAGCGCTCGAAGATCACGCCCGAGGCCGTCTGGACTGGCGTCAGCATTTTCGTTTACTACACGGCCTGGATCTTTCCGACCGTTTAACCCCGCCAAAAGCAACACCCACACCCCGCCCATTGAGCGGGTTTTTTCGTTAAGAGGATCCCTAAATGGGCAAGTTAGCCAACGGCTCGGCCGTTCAGTATTACTACGTCGAGGAGGTGGCGGGTGCTGTACCTGCTACTCCGGCCTGGAAGCCGATTCGTTTCGTCAGCGCCGGCCTGACCCCGAACATCAATCAGATCGATACAGCGGAAATGAACCAGTCCCGCCAGCGCCCTCCGAGCCGCGGCGGCACCTACAGCGTGGCCGGTGACATCGCCGTCGAGCTGTCGTTCTCCAGCTTTGACGATCTGATCCAGGCCGCTATGCAAGGCACCTGGACCGCGAACGTCCTGAAGATCGGCAAGGTCGAGCGTTCGTTCGCCATCCTGGAGCGTCACACCGATATCGGCGTCGATTACTGCTATCACGGCTGCCGAGTCAGCAAAATGGCGATCAGTTCCCCACTGAACGCCAAGGTTGGTGTCACCTTCAGCATGATGGGCACCAAGGCTGAGAAGTACACGGTTCCGGTCGGCTCAACTTACGTGGCAGCCACAGCGACCGACACCATGATCACCACCAACCTGGCGCTGACCGAAGGTGGCGTTGCGGTGGCTTACGCGACCGAATGGAGCGTTGATCTGGATAACGGCATGGAGGCGCTGTTTGCGCTTGGCAGTCGCGAGGCCTTTGACATCTCTAACGGTGTAGCGGTGGTCAATGGCTCGATGTCGGCCTATCTGGTCGACCCCGTACTTTGGGACAAGGTTCTCGAAGAGACCTCCACCTCCCATGTGATCAAATTCACCGAGGGCGCAGACAGCTACACCCTGGAACTGCCAAAGGTCCGTTACACCCAGGGCCAGAAGCAAACCAGCGGCCCGGGCGCAATCATTGCGCAGTACACCGTGAGCGCCGGTTACGACGACGTGCTGGCCACCACCATGATGATCACGCGCACCGGCGTGTAATCCAACCCTCACTTCCAAGCCCGCCAAGTGCGGGCTTTCTTGTTTCTGGAGATCCACTGAATGACCACCAAAACCAAACCAGCCGAAACCATCAAGCCATTTGCTCTGTCCGACTTCTTCACCCTGGGTGCATTGGAGAAGGGCAAAAAGCTGCCGCTGACCTTGCCGGATGGCACTGCCACCGAATACCACCTGATGGTACTGGGTGCCGATGCGCCCGCGGCGCGCAAGGCCCTGCTGGAAGCGACCCGCATCCTGCGCGATGAGGGCAAAGAAGGCATGTCGGCCAAAGAGGAGGCCGCTATCTCTCAGCGTGCCAATCTGCACTACCGTACCGCGCTGGCGTTCGACTGGTCGTTGCCTGTGCCGTACTCGAAAGAAGCCATTGCTGAGCTGCTGCTCAACAACCCCGGCCTGGCAAACGATGTTGAGCGCCTGGCGAGCGACCGCGCCCGTTTTTTCGCTCCAGAGTTGAAAGCCTCCTAACCCACTGGGAAGGGGAGGCCAAGCTCAACAAACCGGTCAAGGGATCGACCGCCACCACCCGCGATCACCTGAAGCGGGTCTGGGAGATGACCAAGCACAAGCCTCGGGAGCTGGATATTCCGGCAATGCCCGAAGGCATGGGCTATCTGGCCGGTTTGTACTGGGAGCTCAAGCGCACCAGTGATCCGCTGACCTGGCAGGAAATGGACGCCTGGACGCGGATGATGGATCGGCAGATCGAGCCGGAAGAGGCCCGGGTGCTGATGAAGATGGATGGCATTCACTGTCGGGTGATGAATGAGGGGTGAAGCTTGGGTTTGGTGCTGGCTATCCGGTTGATTAGCCGAATGCTACATTCCACCACTTCGCTAGGGAGTGGCCATGAATACTCAGCCAAAAACGGTGCTAGAAGAAGCACTTGAAGCCAGAGGAAAGATCGAGGACGACTTGCACGCCTCGTATGATTTAGACGAGCTCGCAGTCGAACGGCTTAAACGAAAGATAGTCAAAGATCTGAGCAACAAAGGACGCACTGACCTGTATGTTGCCGCGCTTCATCATGAGCTCGCCTACCTGCTCGGCCTTCAAGGAAGGAAAGGGGCGGATGCCGAACTGGATCTTGCTCAAGACTGGGGAATGGATCGCGTAGCGATAGCCATATCTAGGTCCCACATAGCACTTATGAACGGGCGAATCTCCTTCTCAAGATCGATTGTTGAAGGTCTTTCTCTATGGGATGAATTGCCAGAGGATGCTCGGCCGGCTCTTAGGGCGCACCTGGTCCAAACTGGCATGCTGGAGGCGATTATGAAAAATTCGGAGGGGGGCGATGATATCAAGCGCGAGGCCGCCGCCGCTCGCATTCTCGAACGGCTCGGCATTGATGATATTGAGCTGACCAAGCGTTTGGATACTGCCTGCAGAGTCATTAGGGCAAATGCCAACCATCCAATTCTCGGGCAAAAAATCTTCGCTATGGAGGGTGAGGGGATTTTGTATCGCTACGTGGTCAAAGCATCCATTGATGAGTTGATCGAGCTAAACGACAAGGTGCTGGATGCGCTGATCGAGGAGCACGACGGCCCCCTCGATCAAGAGCTTTCGATTTGTGTCGTACCTTGGTCGGCAGAGGAAAACTTTAATCGGGAGGTTGCCTATCATGTCAGTCTCAACTGAAGATTTCCTTGAACAGGCTAATCGCTTGCTAGTGGGTGGAAACGAGATAGATCGCAGGTCAGCGATCAGTCGTAGCTATTACGCTGTCTATCATTGCGCGTTGAGTGCCGCAGAAAGGCTCAACCTCCCAGAGGCTGCAAAACGCGATACCGGCGTCCACGAAAAGCTGATTGGTAGATTTGAGACGCAAACCAAGGGACTGAAGAAACTTGCGCGAAGACTGCGTGACAACAAGCGAGCAAGAGGTGTCGCGGATTACGATCTCGACGAGCTTGTTCCTGTCAATGAGGCTGCACTAGTCGTAAGAGGCTCCCAGTTGCTGGCTGCCGATATTGATCGTCTTGGCCGAAACCATGTTGAAACCGTCGAATAGACTAGCTGCGCATAGGTCCGGCTTCCGCCACTTTGGTCGTTCCTCCTGATGGTGGTAGATTGCCGCTTTCTAAAGGGAGGATGTCGGAATGAAGGGAATTGTTACTGCAGTATTGCTTTTAGCTCTCTCTGGTTGTTCAGCGATCAAGTTGAACCCTGCCAGCTCAGGGGAGGTTGGGTTCCGAACGCCAATTGAGGGCGTCACTGCCCAACTGATTCTTTCCCAAGACTTTCAGCGCAAGGTACTTACTCAGAAGCCGTCCTACGGAAAGGCTTGGGGACCGCGAGAGTTTGAAATAGCTGTCGGCAGGCCTTTGAGCCAGGCGATAGCCGCTGATACGAAGTCAAGAATTCTAAGCAGTCGTATCGGCGACAGAGCTGATGGAAAACCTTCTACGGTAACTATCACGCCGCAAACTATTTCTCTCGAATTCGGTGTTGATGATGGTCGGGCTATGGGTTTCATGGCCGGTTTTGGCATTCTCGCAGCCGGTAGTGATGCCGTAGTTGGCGCCAAAGCGACATTAAAGGCGCTCGTGGCAGTTAACGACGGCGCGCCAGCCTTGATCGAAGTAGTCGGCGCAAGCGCTTTGAAGCTTACCTACCTTTCAATTAACGAATCGGACGTTAATAAGGTTGTCGGACTGGCCTTGGATGATGCTGCCGAAAAGCTTGGGGATGCGGTGGCCAATAAAACCTCCGCCGCCCTGAATTAGTACAGCGAAAATTATGTTTCTGCGATGTAGGGCCGCTAGGGTGGGTTTATTCAACCGTCGCTTTGGTAAGCCTCTGTGTTTTTATGAGGAGGGACACCGGATGCGTGGAGTTATTTTGGTTTCGGTGTTGGTAGCGCTTTCTGGTTGCGGTGACGGACTCACCGAGGATCAGCGCGCGCAAAAGGAGTGCGAGGATGGAGTCAGCGCATACTGGATATCCAAAGATTTTGTTATAGATCGCCTGAAGGCACCGAAAACCGCAGAGTTTCCAGGCTCGCGAGATGCTGGCGTGAAGACCAATTATCTTGGAGAGTGCACTCATGAGGTTTGGGCGTATGTAGATGCCCAAAACGCATTTGGCGCACTCGTTCGTACGCAGTATTACGCCAAGGTTAAAAACAGGAAGGGCACAGAAAACTGGAGCCTTCTTGATATTCAAATGTAGCTAAAAAGAAAACGCATAAGCCGCCTCAGGGCGGCTTTTTTATTGCCTGGAGAAAAGTATGACCGAGTCGGCCCGACTTGTAATAACGGTAGATAGCACCCAGGCAGCAAAGGCAGGAGCTGATCTCTCAGCCCTTGAGCGCCAGGCAGCCAAAACCGAAATCGGGATAACGGAGCTGGCGAAATCAGCTGCGAAAGCTTATGGCGCCCTTAAGCTGGGAGGAGTCGTTACCGAAGTAGCAACCCTTGCGGCACGCTACGACCAGCTTGGACTGGTGATGAATACCGTCGCCGCAAATACCGACCGCTCTACAGTAGAAATTGCCGCCCTTGATGGGGAACTTAGGAAAGTCGGTATTTCGGCGATTCAGTCCCGAAACAACATCATCAAAATGATGTCTGCGAACATTGATCTCGCCCAAGCCAGCAAGCTCGCTCGGCTCGCTCAAGATGCTGCGGTGGTCGGTAACACGAACTCATCCGAGGCATTCGAGCGCCTGGTAAAGGGTATCCAGTCTGCCGAAAAAGAAACCCTCGAAACTTTAGGGCTCAACGTCAACTTCCAGCAGAGCTACGAAAAGCTCGCCGCCCAGCTCGGAAAGAATGCCGAGCAGCTGACGACGGCTGAAAAGACTCAGGCTGGCGTGAATGCTGCCATGGAAGCGGGGAAAAACATCGCGGGCGCCTATGAGGCATCCCTTGATAATGCAGGCAAAAAACTCCAGTCCTCCACGCGATACCTTGAAGATCTTAAGGTTTCTCTGGGTGCGGCAGCCCAGCCAGCATTTGGGCTCGCCGTAGATGGTTACGTAAATTCGCTTAAATTCCTCAATGAGAACGTCGGGGCTGTGACTCAGGCGCTCGAAACCGGGCTCTATATGGCATTTGGGCGCATCGCTGCGTCCGTCGGGACAAGCGTTGCGGCTTTTGCCCGTGACGTTGCTGCAAAACAAGCTGCAGCTGCCGCGACCCTTGCCCTTGCCGAGACTGAAGCTGTCGAGGCCGCCTCAAATCTTCGCGCTACCCAGGCCCGATACGCAGCATATGCATCCCATGTCGCTATAGAGGCTGCAGCCAAGAGGAGTTCTGTCGCTCAACTTGAACTCGCCGCCGCACAAAAAGCAGCATCTCTATCATCCGTTGCCGCAGCAGGCGCCGGCAGCCGGCTCCTTGGCCTGCTTGGCGGCCCATGGGGTATCGCGCTTACGGTTGGGGCCACGGCTCTGTCGTTCCTCGACTTCGGCGATAAAGCCAAGACCGGTATGGGCACGGCGGCCAGCGCAACCGAGCAGGCCGCCACGCGCATCAGAAACGCTACACGCAACATGCTTCCGGGAAACCTGGAATCGCTGCCTTATGCGGATATCCAAGCACGGCTTGCAGATGTTGGCGGTCAGCTTGATAAAGCCAAAAAAGAGCTGGATGGCTTCCAGAAGAGTTTCGACGCAGGGAGCATCAGCAAGCAGTGGCTGACCGAGCCGAAAGAGCGTGTCGCCGCACTTGAGGCAGCCTATCAAAAGCTCCAAGAGCAGGCTAACGGGGCTAGGTTTTCCAGTGACAAAGCAGGTTCGACTTATGTCGAGAGCCTTGGCCGTCAGGCGGCATTGGTAGGCAAAGTCACTGAGGTTGAAAAGCTCAGAGCAAACGTCCAAGCGGGCTTCATAAAGCTCAGTGACGCTGACCTTCAGGCAGCAGAGCTGAAGGCTGCGGCGATCGATAAAGCCAACGAGTCGATGCGCGCTGGCAGCCAGCTTGAGAAAGAGTCAGTCAAGGACGCCAAGGCGAAAGCTGCGGCGCTCGAAGATCTCCTTTCTAAAACAGCAATCTCCATCAACTCCACTAACGCCATGGCTGACGCCTACCTGGCCGGCGCCGACAGCGTGCGTGAGCTGGCGATCCAGCAGAAGATCGAAGAGGAGCTGCTCAAGACTGGCGCCGGTGCGCGGGATGCAGTCACTGCGGCCGTGAACCGCGAAGCCGACGCGAAAGATCGCCTGGACATCGATCAGGCCATTTCCAGC